AGTCGCCCGAGAGCGATTATCGTAACTCGCAGATTGATGACATTGTCGAAGGTCTTTCACCGTCCAAGAAGGCCAAGCTCGGTGCGTTAATTGTTAAGTACGACGAGATTAACGGCGAGAAAGCGTCAGAGATTTCCGAAGCCAAGTCCGATTACGACGCCATCATCTCGAAGTACCAGCAGGATAACGAGCAGGGTACGAGGGCCGCATTGGAGTCGGCCACCAAGACTTGGGCTAAGGTCAGCGAGAATGCTCGCGCGCTTGAAATCTTTGAGCCGCGTGATGGCGATGAGGAATGGAACGGCGAGCTGAACCAGCGTCTGAGCCTCGCGCAGCAAATCTTCAATGGCGAGAACAGCGAAGAAGACCTCGCCAAGGCCGCTCTTTGGGCCGCTGCCGCACCTAAATACCGCGAGCTTCTCTATGCTCAGGTCGAGGTAAACAAACGCCTGCAAGCGGAACTAGCGAAGTATCGTGGCAGCGAGCCGGGAGTTAGTTCGAAGGCGACGAATCCCGGCTTCAAATCGGCCAATGTAAACTCTGCCAAGAGCGAGGACTTCGTTGCGAGTGTCTTGAAGTCGTTAGGACGCTGAAACAATTATCCCCCGATGGTTTCTTAGCCACCGGGGGATTTTCGTTTCAATCATTTACCTCGATAAGGACCGCTACCGCTCGGAACCGGCTTTGCAACCGGCTTTACCGGAGGCTTCGGAGGCGGCGACTGTTTGTAAGGTCCGCTTCCGCTAGGTCGTGAGAGAGGCGGTGAACCTTTGTAAGGTGCGTTATGGCTCATTCAATCCTTTGGCAATGCATACCAGCCCTCATGGATGGTAATTCGGTTCTTACTACGCACCGTTTTGCCGCTGGCGTCAACAGTCCACACTCGCGCCTTAACACTCTCAGCGAGGCGTACAGGCTCACCGTGGGGGACGTAAATCACCCTGCTCGCGCAGCTCACGCTCATGCTCATCAATGCGAGCAAGCAGACCGCGCTTAAGATCAGGTTGTTTCTTAGCGTCTTCACTTGAGACATCCTCCTTGGTCAGCGCATGAAGCCAGATGACCAGCTTCATTACCAAGTCGGCCAGAAAGTTCATTCAGCTTTCGGAGCGTCAGACTTCGCCGCATTCTTGTTGTTAAAGATCGACCAAGCGACGCCGATGATGCTCACGGTGGCACCGGCAAGTTCAGCGAGTTGATCAGCACTGGCCAACCCTTTGGCGACGAGGAAACCGCCGGAAGCGGTCAAGATGTGGCGAAGAAGAGAGGCGAAATTGGGATTCATTTGTTTCGATTCTTCCAGATGTCGATGACGTTCTTGATGATCACGGTCAGCGCGGCCAGGGAGCCGAGGGTGACGCTCAGGTTGGCCATGATAGGGTCGGGGACGATGTTGGCAATGAAGAGTCCGCCAGCAGGGCCGCCGACCCCGATGCCGAGGTCGCGGAGGGAATCGTGGAGGTGGGGCATGGGGTTATCCGTTGACCATCACAAAGATGCCGAATGATCGGGTCGAAGCATTGGTGTTCTCAATGCTTATCTCATTCGTTGCACTGCTCCAAACCCTGAATGTTCCAATACCGGGGCTTGCTGCATTTCCAATTTCAAATGAAGCCCCCTTGCTAATGACAGTGTTGGTAGTCGAAGAGTTTGCAAAGATTGCATAGCCAGTGCTTCCAAAGTTTGAATTGATAAAGACAATTCCTGTCTGTGAGTTGTTGGGCGTTTTGAATGTGGCCGTAGCACCAGAAGCTATTGACAGGTTTTCAAGCTGCAAATAAGACCCTCCTTCAAACGGACCCACTTTTTGAAGTCTTGAAATCGCATTCGATTTGAGACCGGAGGCAACTGGATTTGTAACACCATTGGTTTCAAAACCGTAGTTTCCCCAAGCAGACAGGTTTGAAGCCATTACGGTTCCTGAAACACCATCCCTTACAAGCGATGGCAGATTTGTGTCAGCATACACATTCCCAAACGCTGTAACATAAGCAAATCTTGGAGTTGTAAGACCGCTTGATCTAACGTAAATCAATGCTCTCTCAGATGTCTCGCCCAACGCTATTGACTGAACATAGTTGTTGCTGACCTCTGCATAGTTCTTGTTTCCATTGCAAAGATATTCAAAAAGTTTTGTTACAGTAGCATACACCTTGTTGTTTGAAACAACATGACGAGAGAATGTTCCATTGCTTGGGAACACTTGAGCAAAGATGGAAAGCGTTGTTCCAGCATCACATACAACAGAGCATCCATCTGCAAGAAGACCCGGTGTTCCAATCGAGCCTGATACGTTCAGGCAAGCTTCGGGTTTCTGTCCGTTGGAATAGTCAAAGTTCAGGTCTCTGAAGTTTCCGTTACCATTCTGTGCATCCACTTCTGGATTCCCAACTCCAGACGTAAGTCCTTCAGTTCGCGTGAAGCTGCTTGAGGTGACAACGGTATCGCGGCACTGGGTCTTGATGGACCTGCCGTAGCAATTGATGAACTCGCTGCCAATGCAGGTGAAAAGTCCTTGAACCTTGACCGTTCCAACAGTCGCATTTGGGACAAAGTATTTGACTCCATCCTGATCGAATTGATAGGCCAAGTCAGAACTGTATATCTTCTCGATCCTGACTCCGTTGAGGATCAATTCAGAAACGAATCGAGTTGTGGTATACCAAGTGACGGTGATGCCTGAAATACCGACAGAACCGAAGGTTCCTTGACCAGCAGGCAGTTCACAATCGCTTACTCCACCACCATTGAACGTCACCACCTTGAAGAGACCGCGAATCTGAATTCCATCTCCACCATTGAAGGTGTTGATGCGCTTGGCTCGTTTTACGAACAGTCCATTTCCAGTGAAGTTTGAACTGGAATCGGTGTTGTTGTTGATCTCAAGGCACTTGTTGCAGAGTTTGCTTCCATCAATCGTCATGTTGTTGATGACGATTTCAATACCGGGGGTGGTAAGAGTGATTGCGCTCTCGGTATGGGCACCGTCATAGAGGATGGTCGCGTTCACTCCCTCCCAAAAGACATTTCCGGTGGCGGTCTGCGTCAGGGGAGATGTGATGCGATAGGTCAGACCCGCCCAGAAGAGAGGCTTTCCGCTGTTCAGCGCAGCCTGTAGCGCAGCCGTGTCATCAGTGACGCCGTCGCCCTTGGCACCGAAATCGAGAACGCTCACCCATCCGTTGGAGGTGTCGCTCACAAACTCCCACGCCGTCCCATTCCACAAGCACAACGTCGTCAGCGTGGTGTCATACACCATCTTGCCTTTATCGCCAACTCCTGGCGTTAAAGCATTTCGTTGCGCGGTTGTTAACCTTGGAATTGCAAACCCATTGTCAATAGCCGAATACAGCTCGCTGAAGTTGCTGTTCGTAAATTGGAAAGCCGTACGCAGCGGCGTTCCTGTTCCGTCATTAGCGGACGCTCCGACATTGATGGTTTGCTGTGCCATATCTAATTAAATGGTTGGTTAGGGTTACAGAAATTCGGTCATGTCCGCCGTGATGATCGTGCTGTCAGCAGTAATCACCGTGTTGTCCGCCGTGATGTCAGCCGTTCCGCCAAGAGTCGCAGCCTCCCAGAGTAGGCCAATCTCCAGCAACCTTCTTTCTCTAGGACTTTTGCATCCAGATCCTAATGCCTCTGTAATCAGCAAGTTTGACTGTTCACATGAAATTGAAATTCCAGAAATATTTGAAGCTGATTTCCAAAGTAGGCCAATCTCCAGCAGGTTCTTCTCGCGGTTGCTCTTGCAGGACGCGCCATACGCCTCCGCAATCAATGCCGCCGCTTCGCTACAGGAGATGTTTGCCATGAGATTTTAGAACGGATGCGAAGTGATGTACCAAGCCGTCCCGTCCGACATGATGGTAATCGAATTCCACTGCGGGGACAGCACATGAGTCAGCGCGCCATCAATCGTCTCAGACGCATAGGCATCAACCGTCACCGTGTTCGCGCCGCTATTGATGCGCTTGAACACATAGATGCGGCCAGGAACCAACGCAGCCGGAGGAAGCGTCAGCGTAATCGAACCGCCAGCGGCATTGCAGACAAGCAGATAATCACCGCTCACCACATTGCCAGTTGCGCTAACGCTCCGATACGCGCCGCGCGTCGCACCGCCGCCAGCCAGATACGTCGCGATGCGATTCTCCAGCGCGAGCTTGGCCAGCTCAATCTCCCACGGAGAACGACACCCCAGCGACGCCGCCTCATTGATCAGCGTCTCCGCCTCGTCGCATGTGATGTTTGGCATATCGGTTTAGAATTTAAGCCATCGGGCCGCGTCCGCGTTGCATCACCTCAGCGATGAAACCGCCACCACCAGGAGTGGACCCCCCCTCCATCTCCTCGCCCTCCTCATACTCCTCCTCGCCTCCCTCGGCCATCTTCTTGCCCTTAGACTTCTTCTCGTAACCGGGGATGGCCATGCCATCAATCTCGATGACCTCCGCCTTTCCGTTCTTACCAAGAACGATAGTCGCCATCGTCTGGAAAGCCTCGCCTTCCTTCAAGTTCTCGGGGATTTCGACGCCTTTGGGAATGGTAAATACCGGCATGAAGCGAGCATCAGACTCATGGCATGTATGTCAATCAAAAACCCCCCACCAGCCTTTCGGGCCGATGAGGGGCTGCTCCAACAACGGAGCTGTGAGACAAACAACCTATGAGATAATCCGGTGGCTACAATCGCCGAAAAGAAAAAACCCGCAAGCATTTTACGCCTGCGGATCTTTTGAATGCTTAGCGTCAGATGATCCGCGAAGCGTGAGCGTTTGCAGCGTTAGCTGCAAATGATCTGGGTCAGCGCGCCGGTGCAACGGCGGAAGATGATGGTCATGCCCTGATTCGTAAAAATCGGCTCCGGCGCATGAATGAACTCAGCGTAGTGCTGACCCTTCTTCTCCAGCGGATCGGCGCAATCCACATCGAGCTTGTAGGCACCAGTCACCCACTGCCACTCGCCCATGTAGTTGGTCGGCATCCAGCTCAAATCACCAACACGGTTCACAGGACGCACAATGTGCGACTTGAACACATACGGAGTCACGATGAACGCGGCCTCGTACGCAGCGGTCGTCCAGCTCGGGTTGACGCTGAACACCGTACCCTTGGTGCCATTGGTGCTGGTAAACGGCTGAACCAACGTGTACTTGCCACCAGCGTAGGTGAAGCGGGGAGGGAACAGATTCGGCACATGCCGGAAGTTCTTGATGACCCGATTCGCACCAATGCGCTTGAGCAGTTCCGCGCCAGCACCACTGCCCTGATCGGCATAACGCAGGTCGTCACGGAACGCGGGGTTGTTCTGAGCGATACGCTGCGAAGCCTCCAGACCGATGTAGAGCGGGAACACCGGGCCGTCGCTGCTGTAGCTGATGAAGCCAGAGCTATCAGGATTGGTAGCGCCGTTGCGGATCAGGGTGGCAGCAGCCACATCGAGCATTTCCTGAGTCAGCTCGGAGGTGGACTGATTCAGCGCCTGACCAGCGGAGCCGGTCTGAATCCAAGGCAACTCATTCACGCCGGACGGAATCGTCTCAACCTGAGTGAAGGACGAGTCGGCCACAGCCTTGATGGCATACTTGGCGAACATGTTCTGGTAACGGGTTTCCCAAGAACGCTGAGCGCGGATGGAGAGCTTCTCCAAGTACACGCGGAGGAACGCCTCGACGCGATGGTCGAAGGTCAGATCATCCTTACACAAGAGCGGACCTTTGAGGGCGAAACGCTCAGGACTCCAGGTGACGGCATTGTAGCCGACCGGAACGTCATTGTAGGTGACATCGCAAGCGCCAGCGTTATCGCCGGGATTGCCGCTGGCGAGCGTGATGGCCGACCACTCCTCGGCCGCAGTCGGCTCGATGGAGGTGGTGGTGAACGAGGTCTGGGTCAGACCGGTACCTTGGGGGTATTCGCCGCGCTCAATCATGTTGAGCCACATCGAGCGGTACGAGGCGCGTTTATAAACGTCCTGCGCGAGCGACTCAGTAGCCACCGCGAAGGCGTTGAAGACATTAGGACAAGACATGAGATGAAATGAGTTAAACCGACATTTACCGCGTTATGGTAGGCCATCAATCCACCACACGGTGGCTGATTATCCTACCTCCCTGATACGGTCGTCACTTCCGCTTAGACGGGTTTTGCGATGGATGACCAATCCGCCGCCTTGCTTAGGGTCGATGCGCGCACTGACGCATAAGAATGTCTACTAAGTCAATCAGAATTAGTAATTGGCTGGAAGCTCGTCCGTCAGCTCCGACTGCTCCGCCATGTACGAGCTGTAGCCTTTGAGTAGGCCAAGTTTATGAGGTTGGATGATATGCTCTCTGGCGATGAAGCCTCTGAATGTGTACGGGCCGGGAAAAGTTCCTGTCATCAGAGCGTAGAAATCCACCCCGTCGGTTTTCGATCCTTTGCGCGCATCGACCAGTAGCTTCCCATTGTCGTACTTGGTCGTTTTGACATCGATGCGGAATCCCGGCGGAGGCGGGATGACCGCGTCGTAGAGCGGATGCGGAGGATTACGATCCGTATCCAGATCAGGATAAACATTGAACAGTTTGCAGAAAGCCAGTTCTCCACAAATCCCCTCAAGATCGACCGTATGCGGATCTTCCGCGCTGATCTTCAGGTTCACCACATTGAAATATCGATTCTTACCATTTCGATTCTTGGCTACGAAATGGGCGAGCTTACGCTCCGCTGTTGAGAGAGAAATACTTTGACCAATTTTGATTTTGTTTAACATGGTCAAAAAGACGGAAAATTTTTGAGGGGGGTATCGTAAACGAAGCCCACCCCCAAAAGGGGGCTGTACCCTGCCAGTCCCCATCGCCTATTCCCCGGCCGAAAACAATCCTTTTCTGTCATTAGCAAATCTAATGCAGACTATCACTTTCCCTGCGATGCACAAGGTGTGTTATATTTACTTTGTTTCGGATTCGTTCGTCACGTTCACTTCGAATGACCGATCCGGCATTTGACCGAGTAAATTGATACTCACGCTCGCTTGCTCCCCTTGTTCGCTCCATCCGAAAACCAGTGCGCTGCGCTTTGCAACGGAACCAAGGATAGTTTCACGGACCGATTCATCTTTGATTCCGTCCAATGCGTAGCTGCCTATGCGTTCGAGCGTTGACGCTGCGTCTGCTGCGAGCTTCGAGCGAACGATTGCAGACAGCGACTCCAAGGATTGAATCTCTTTAGAAGAGATTGTGTCTCTCATCCCCCGTCGAAACTTCGTCCAATCATCCCGTGATGCCTTGGATTGCAAAGTTGATTGAACTATCCCCGTTTCGTCTGCAATCGCCTTCCAGCTCTTCCCTGCCAGATAGAGTGCCTTCGCCTTTTCCCATGCCTTCCCTTTCATGCCAAGTACCTTGCAACGCTAGGTAGCCTTTCGCAAGGCGAGTTTTCCCCGCTCTTCTCCCTCAAAAATCGATTTTTCGCTTCGCCAGGTAAACGCTCTCAAAAATTTTTTATGCGTTTTCCCCAGCAAAAGCCCATGTTTCAACCCTCTCTCAAAAATATTTTTGATTTTCTTTTGACTCTCTCCGCCCCGTCACCTATCGTCACCTCATGAACAAAAAAGACGGTTTCAACGGTAGCCTAAGTATCGGTGACAAGCTATTTCCAGAGTCTGCGGACCTTGGCCTTGGTGACGTAGTCACCGCAGAAAACATAGCTGAACTCGCCGCGATCTTCACCAACGAATCACTCATCACCGCAGTCGCCGATAGCGTAGCCACGGCCCAACTAGTCACCGTCACCCTGCCATCTCTCGCTGCGGTTGACGCTGCGGTTGACTTCCTTAAGCAACGATACGTTGACGTTGACTTTGATGGGATTGGAAACGGCGTCACTATCTTCGGCGATGACCAACGCATCCATGTTTCCGAAAGCGGTGACGGTGACGAAGGACATTGGGTTTTGAATCTGGTCATTCCTCAAACCGCCTTGGTAGCAACTTTCCGCAAGCCGAGCGGTGAAACCGTCACCGATACCATCTCTTATCACGAGCCAATGAGCGAAGCGTTGGACGCAGCAAATGAAGACGCCCACCGTTACGGATGGACTTTCGTCTCCCTTCAAACCGTCACCGCCTAAATTCCAATGAAACCAAAACGCATCAAACACCTAGCCATTGCAGCTGCAATCGTCGCTTTCGTCATCTTCCAAGCTTATCTCGAATCCTCTCTCGGACTCACCCCCAACCATTAAAATCCAATGAAATCCCTCCTATCCATCGACACCAACGCAAAGACCGTCAAAGGCCAAAAACGTGGCTTCATGACCGGCATTCTGTATCTTGCACCTGACCGTGTTTCCGGGCTTTTCAACGCATGTCCCAACGCATCCGATGGATGCCGAAACCTTTGCCTATACTACGCCGGACGCGGCGCATTCAACAGCGTTCAGCAAGCGCGGACAGCCAAGACCATTTTCTACGTCAAGGATCGCGAAACCTTCCTTGCCACGCTCAAAGAAAATGTTACGTCGGTCATCCGTAAGGCCAAGGCCAAGAAAATGGTTCCGGTCATTCGTCTCAACGGAACGTCGGATATTGGATGGGAACGCTACACGGTCATCCAAGCGTTCAAGAAAACCCGTTTCTACGATTACACGAAGAGCTTTGCACGCATGATGGCCTTCCTAGACGGAAAACTCCCGTCAAACTATAGCCTCACGTTCTCACGCTCCGAAGCCAACGAAAGCCAATGCCTCGAGGTTTTGAAGCGTGGGGGCAATGTGGCGGTCGTTTTCCGAAAGTCTTTGCCGACACACTGGCAAGGTTTTCCGGTCATTAATGGCGACGAAAACGACCTCCGATTCTTAGATCCTAAGGGTGTCGTTGTGGGCCTGACCGCGAAAGGTAAAGCAAAGTCCGACACCACGGGCTTTGTCGTGGGTTAAAGCAACGTGTCAGCCTATGCGAAAGCGTAGGTTGCAACGTGTCTTTAGTCTCAATCCAAAGCATCCAATCCATCAAATCCAATGATAAACCGTTATCCCGGCCAATGCGTCCAATGCCACGAATACGTTCCCTCAGGCTTAGGAACCGTCACCAAACGCAATCGCGCTTGGCGCATAGATTGCAACGCTTGCACCGGCCGCATGCCCGAGAACTCCGGTCTTGTCTGCGTCAAACTGTCCTCCGGATGGACAGGTACGCGCAATGCGCGCGGCCGTTGTGAGGATGCTCCGTGTTGCGGGTGCTGTACTTTCTAAACCTTAACCTAACGCATCCAATCCAATGAAACTCGCAGAATTTATCCGCCTCCGTTCCTTTGAAGATCCTTTCGTCCTGGCCAATGAGCGTTGGCAATTCGTTACGGTCCGCAGACCGGACGGAGCCGAAGACATTGGCGTCTACCGCTTCGCGACGGATTTGTGTTACGACTACGCAGACTTCCGCGCGCTGTTCAACCTCCAATAAATCATCCAATCAAATGAAAACCGTTGACGATAGAAACGAAGAGCAAAAGAAAACGCACCTTTGGGCAATTGTCGCCAAGGACCGCGCAATGTCCTATTGGGGCGGCGCGCAAGGCGGTGTCTCGCGCTGCGCGTGGGCTGTTCCATTCGCAGATTTGGACAAGGTAGACAGATGGGTACGCGCGCGCAGCGACATGTCCCATGTGCGGCCGGTTGCGCTGTCAAATTACCGCGCGCCAAAAGGAACGGCCCATCTTCACATTTACACGGTAGACGGAAACCATCCCGCGCTGAAAGCCTGACCCATCCTCCGCGCGCCATGCGAAAGCGTGGTGCGAAAGGGTAGGCCAATCTATCCGTCAACCAATCCCGCAATCATGAATCCAAAACTTATCCCAATCCTGCAACGCATCATCGCGCACGACTCGGTTCTGTCGTCGTTTGACGCTGACAATCTCCCGCAGTCCGCGCTTGCCTATGTGCGCCACAATTTCCGCATGGACGATAGTTTCGCGCCTGAAGAACAGGATTTACTCGAAACGCTCCCTCCGTTCGCCGATAACATTAGCGAATCTTTCCGCGAAGGATCGGGCGGTGACGCATCGGTTTATCATTTGTTCGAAGACGGCTCTTTGTGGATTGAAACCAACGCATACCAGCAAGTCTGGGCGGACGCGCGTGATTTCGCTGTCGAATCCATTCTTCCGCTGATGCGCCTGGACCGAATGGATGCGGATCTTCTCCGTGCAATCGGAATGGACGATCAGGTCAGCGAGGTCCGCGACGACTTTTTCTCGGCCTTCGCGCATGTCCTGCACCGCGATTGCGGCATCCCGCATTGCGACGCGCGCGAACACTGGAACGCCTGGAGCCGTCAAGCTCCCGATTCGCTGACAGAGAGCCTAGAACTAGGCGGCGGCGAATCAGGCCGCGCCGAAGGCCTTCGTTTCGCGTCGGAATACAGTGTCAACGCCTGAAAGCCTATGAAAACCCAATTCACCCCCGGCCCTTGGCGTCAAACCGGACCGAATGTCCGCGCAGGTGATGCGCTGATATGCTACGCAATGAATCATCACGCGAACGCGGAAACGCCGGAGCCTGAGAAGCTTGCCAACGCTCGCCTGATTTCCCTCGCGCCTCAAATGCTTCTCGCGCTTGAACGCCTGGTTCACCCAATGGCCGACGACGAGGATTTAGACTACGCGCGCGAGGTAATCAGGAAAGCGAGGGGAATCTGATCATGCACCCCCTCCTTTTATCCGCTCTGATTCAGGTCGAATCCAACGGAAACGATCATGCCCGTGGCCGTCATGGCGAGCTTGGCGCGCTTCAAATCAAATCGATCATGGTCCGCGACGTGAATCGGATCATGGGGACGCACTACGCGCACCAACAGGTAACGAACCGCGCCATCTCGATCTTCATCGCGGAAAGCTATTTCGCGCACTATGGCCAGCATCTCAGCGACGAATCTTTAGCTCGGCTCTGGCAAGGTGGGCCAAAAGCCCTTAAAAGATCATCCACGCGCGCGTATGGAAAACGGGTCATGCGAAAACTCCGCTCGATGGATGAATTCACTGAAAAGCCCACTTTCACCGCACGGTAAAACAGCAGAAAACAATGAAACTAACCATTCAGTCCAAAACCAACGCCCAAACCATCGTTGACCTGTTCAACGCAATCATCACTGGTGAGTGCGAAACTCAGGGCGTCAAACCGCTCTCAATTTACGACGAGGACCGGCATATCTGTTCCATCACGGACGCGGACGGCCATCAGATCCTTGAACTGATCATCGAACGCGAGCAGGGCGACAAGTTGTGTCCTGCATTCGAAGGCAACCCTGATGATGAGAAACTGCCATGAGTCGCAACATCCCGCTCAGCGAGCTTATAACGACGCTCGAAAGCCTGTCGGACATGATGCAATCGCCTATGCTCAGAGAGGCATCCTATCGACTCGACACTGCCAACAGCGCGCTATGCTGCCTTGAACACGCGCTTTTCTACGTCCGCATGTATCGGTCAGCCGATAATACAGGCGATGGCGAAAAGCGACGCCAAGAACTCATCGACGATTCGGAAGCACTCATCAAAATCATCCGCGAGGGAGGACTCTACCCATGAGCCGCAATCTATTCGCCCCGCCAATCTTCAAGGTGCAAATATCCGGCGCGATTGGCTGGAGCGACTTAAAGGAGCGGGTCGTTCGTTTCGAGACGGTCGAATTCCGCGCGCGCAAGGATGCCGAGGCGACGGCCAAGGAACTCAATCCAGGCGAATACACTCAAGGCCGCATCCGCGTCGTCCCGGTCGAAGTGCCAGAGGATTATGATGTTTATCCCACGCCCGAGCGGACCAAGCCATGAATCCATGCGTCATCATTCTCCCATCATCCCTTACGTCAGTCTTTGCTCAGGATACGAGGGCATCGGCCTTGGACTGCGCCGCTGTATCCCGAATCTTCGAGCAGTCGCTTACTGCGAGAGGGAAGCATTTGCCATCGCGAACCTGGTTGCGAAAATGGAAAACGGACTCCTGGATTCAGCCCCTGTTTTCGCGGACGTTCGAACTTTCCCCTGGAGCAGCTTCACTCGACTCATGGCTGGGGGGATTCTCTCATTCGGTTGGCCATGTCAGCCAGTCAGTGTCGCTGGACAACGAAAAGCGGTCGATGACGAGCGATGGTTGTTCGACATCATTGCCGATGGAATCGCCATCATGCAGCCGGGAATGCTCTTCGCCGAAAACGTCGAAGGATTGCTCACCGCGCGAATGCCAGACGGTTCTAGCGTTTTCGGACACTGCATCGAGAGATTGGAAAGGCTTCATTACCGCGTTGCGAGCGGCATATTCTCAGCGTCTGAAGTCGGCGCACCCCATCGCAGGAAGCGAATCTTCATCCTGGCCAACCGCATCGGCGCGGGATGGGAAGGATTCACCGGGAGCATGGATGTATGCGATGACGAATCGGAATCGAGAGGATCAGTTGGCCAGAAAGGTTTATTCGGTCGAGTTTGGCCGAGCCGTCCTGGCGGAGACAACCGATGCGAATGGGAACCACCCCGTGTCATCGACATATCGCCTGAATCCGAGATGGGTCGAGACATTGATGGGGATACCCGTTGGATGGGTTATGCCCACTGGGAATCCCTATCGGATTACGAGCGGCTATGCCACGCGCATGACAGCCGCATCGACGAACTTCGTCTCCTCGGAAACGGTGTTGTCCCAGCAACAGCCGAGTTAGCGTATCGAACACTTGCGCGAGAACTTCTCCAAAATCCCAGCTAACTTTTCAAATCCACCCCGCGCACCTAAGAGGTAGGCCATTCTACCCCTATTCTTAAGCATGAAAATCGGTCAGATTCAAATTTCGCTTCTAGCGGCAGAGAGACGCCAAACTGCATCCACAGGCCATCCGCACATCAAAATCGCTCTACGGGGCATTTCCGCTCCATTAAACAGCATGTCGATAGAGCGATTGAGCGACACAAACGCGTTCCAACCCTTATTCCGAAACGGAAGCGTCACCGCCCTCAAAGGCGGGGAGCAAGCTTTCCGATTTCGGAATAAGCCTCTCCCCTTTTTTAGAAAGGGGAGGCTTATCTTTAGATGAGCTAGGTAGACCAAGGATAACCAAGAAATAGCCATTGGTAGATTTCCGTTGACAAGAGGACAAAATAGAGTTATCTGTTTTCCACCATGAGTTACCTTCCAAATGGTTCGACGCTAAGGGCGACGTTCCGAGAGATGCCGCCCAAGAAGCACAACCTGACCCTCGAAAAGTCGGAGTTACTGGCCCACATCGTCGAGACGATTGGCGGCGGCGTTGCCGAGGCGAACCGCGCGTTCAATTCGATGCGGAACGTGAAAAGTCAGGTCTTGGTCTTTGATCGGATCGAACGGGTCTGGCATGGTTGCGACTGGAAGCCGTCCGATGAGGAGGCGCAGAAGGATCTTGAATCGCGCAAGCTGTCGGATATCCGGCGGGAAATCGCCCAACTTTGGAAGGCTATCAATGCCCTGCGTAAGGCGAGGCAGCGGAGGAGGAGTCAGAAGCAGGAGAAGGCCAATGAACCACCCGCTGAAGTTAAGCCAACAGAGCCAGACCGCCCATCACTGTCCGAGGAATTCGCCAAGTTGTTCCCTGAATTAGCCGACAAATAACTGATTACTATGGAAACCGAAAAATCATCCGTGTTGAAAGAACAGTTGGAAAAAACCGCCACGATGTTCAAGCGAATATCTGAGAGCGTTGATCGGATCGAAAAAACCTTGAAGGAGCATGAACGCAAGATCGATGAAGCGTTGCAGCGTTCGTCCTATCAGGACACCGACATCGACACCTGGGAAGGCTTCGGGCCGAAGCCAGAGTGTCAGCCGTTCAATCCGAACGCCGAAACGTACACCCTGGAACTCCATCACGGCCCATACACAATCCGACGCGACGACGGCGAATCCGACAAGGAATGGCAACGGCGCAAAGATCATCTCATGGACCAGCGTGTGACGTTCCTCAATGGCAGCGGTCAGAACGGAACGCCAGAGCAAGTGGCCCACCTTCAGAGGATCGAACAACGACTAGGTCGAAAAATTTTCAAATATCCTCTTGCAACGACTTGAGACAACTGCAACACTACGTCCGCAACGATGACCAATTTTCTGCAATCGGGAATAGTGCGCGAAGAGAATTCGCGACGGGGTTTTTAATTGGATTTTTATCCCTGATTAAACACCCGATTGCAGTCGATTTTTGAATGAAAGTTTATACGGCCAAGGCCACAGCAGCGATGCTTCAAATCTGCACCGAGACGCTAAGGCGAATCGTTCGCAGTGACGGCATCCAGCACAGGAGAATTGGCCGACGAATCCTTTTCACGGAAGCCGACATCGCGGCGATTCTTGAGAGTCGAGCAATGACCGGAGCTGTGAATCCGTACGCAAAGAAGACAAACAAACAACCGCAGACAGAGAATACAACCTATGAGCAACCAAGCAGCAACATTGACGGTGGCAGTGCCGTCGCAGCCAGCGCCGCAACCTCTGAGTCCTGACTTCTACGACCGCATCGACAGTCCGATGGATGCGGTGAAGACTATGGGCGACTGGATAGCGCATTCCGGCATGTTCGGATGCGTCAAGCCTGAGCAGGGATATGTCCTCGCTCTGGAATGCATCGCAAGCCGAATGACCCCGCTCTCATGGAAGCGCGAGAATCATTTGATCAACGGCAACATCACGATGAAGAGCGAATCGATGCTCTCTGGCCTGATGAATGCCGGATGGGATATCGACTGGGTGCAGTTCGACATTCAGGCCGCAATCGCCGACTTTAGCAAAGGTGCGAAGAAGGTTCGCGTCTCATTCACCGCAGACGATGCGAAGCAAGCTGGACTAATCCCCGCAAAGCCAGGAAGCGGTTGGGCGAAGTTTCCTGCCGAGATGCTCCGTGCGCGTCTGATCAGCAAGGCGACTCGCATGCTCGATCCGCGAATCACTCAAGGTCGATACACGCCTGAGGAAGTGGCCGACTTCTCCGCCGCCCCATCAGCACCCGCCTCCCCAACTCAAACGCGCCAGACGGTCAATGTGACGCCGGAATCAACCTTCTCGCTCGTAGAGAAGCTAGAGCAGATTCTTGAGCCACATTCCGAGACAGCGAATGCGTTTCTCATCAGCAAGAACCTCATCAAGGAAGGTCAGAACTTCCGCGATGTCTCGACCAAGGTGGCCAACATGATCCTCGCCGACAGCGAGGGTTTCATCTCCAAAGCTAAAGCGTTCGCTAACCCGCCCACCGAATGAGCATCCTCAACCAACACGTCAACCTCGACATGCCAGCCGAGAAGTATCACGCCGTTGATGCTCTCTCAAAGTCGATGATGACCAAGATCCTCAAGTCACCGGCGCACTACAAAGCCGCGTTGGAGGAGCATCAAGAGCCGAGCAAGGCGATGCAGCTTGGCACGGCGATTCATACCGCTGTTCTCGAACCGCACCTGTACTCGCAGGTTGTCGCCGTGATTCCGCCGGACATCGACCACCGAACCAAGGAGGGAAAGCAGTGGAAGGAGCAGCACAAGAGCCGCATCCACCTGACTCATGCCGAGGACATTGATGTGCAAGGCGTGGCCAACTCTGTCCGTCGCCATCCGTTCTGGGAAATCATTAATCATGAACACTCAATCGAAGCGAGCGTTTTTGCTGAAGATGCAGAAACCCAGATTCCATTGAAGGCCCGTCCCGATCTGTGGATTAAAGAACCAGCAATCCTGGTGGATGTGAAAACAACGGACGACGCTTCGCCTGAAGCGTTCAGCCGAACCATCTCCACGTTCGGCTACCACATTCAGGCCGCGCATTATCTTGCCATGACCGGAGCAGAGTCTTTCATCTTCGTCGCTGTCGAACGCAAGGCTCCGTATGCCGTTGGCATCTACCGGCTCGACATCGAATGGCTTCAGGCCGGTGAGAACCTGCGACGCAAAGCAATCTCGACGCTGCACGAATGCCGCGCACTGGACAGTTGGCCAGCCTATCCAACCGCTACACAAACCCTTTCATGCCCAAAATGGGTGCTGAATAAATCGGAAAACTAAACCAAAATCGAAGCCTAACAATTATGTTCAAAGTCAATCGTAAGGACGCCGGAGGCAGCTACATCAATGCTGAAGGCGAGTACACTGTCACCGTGATGAAGGTCGAGGAAACGCTCGACGCGAAGGGCCGCGAGGTCTGCAAGGTGACGTTCGCAACCGAAGACGGATCGAGCATCGCCGACCGTTTCATCAATCAGGAAAACGTTTGGTTCCGCGTCAACCAGTTGGTTGCCGCAACCAACCACAACGTGCCGGATGGAACCGAAGTGGACTTCCTTGGCAAGAAGGGCAGCTACGCCAACTTCCTCAAGTCGATGATCGGTCTTGAGCTTACCATCATCGTTCGCGCTGAAGAGTACGACCTGAATGGCGAGAAGAAGAAGGCGTATCGCATCAAGGCGATGAAACCTGCTGTGGCAACGGCCCCAGAAGAAAAGCCGTTCTAATCCAAAACAGGGAGGGGTGCGTATTCCCTGATAACGCACAACCAATTCTAACGCATCCAATTCGTATCCATGAAAGTCAAACTTGTAGCTATCACCAAACCCCTTGTCGGCGACGGTACAATGACCGCGTCCGATTTCATCACGTTCGCCGCCCGTGTCAGCAATCCGAGCAATCAGATGAGCTTGCTCACCGCTCCGAAACTACTGGCCTACTGCATCAGTCATGGCCATTGGAGCATCTTCGAGCAGGCGTCTATGACAGTCGAGATTCAGACGAGTCGTGCTATCTCCGCCCAGATCATTCGCCATCGCAGCTTCTGCTTCCAAGAGTTCAGCCAGCGATATGCACCGACCGATACTGCCGAGCTGGTTGAGCTTCGCACCCAGGACCGTGTTAATCGCCAGGGAAGCGGAGAGGTTTATCCGCAAGAGTGGGCCAATGAAGTTGTCGCCAAGTCGGTCGATCTGGCTTTCAGGACATATCGAACGCTGATCAATGAGGGTGTGAGCCGAGAGACTGCTCGGATGGTTCTTCCGCTCTGCACGCATACGACACTCTACATGACCGGCAACATCCGCTCATGGATTCATTACTTCGAACAGCGTTGCGCCAAGGGTACACAAAAGGAGCATCGCGACATCGCCATTGCCATTCGCGACACGATCTTCGCCATTGAATTCTCTCACATTCACGCGGCATTGGAGGAATCGAAATGAACAATAACCAGTCAGAAACTGTGCGTCTCACGTTCAAAGGACTGCTGTCGATCTATCTACCCGAGAAGACGATGATGGAGGTCTACAATGCAACCGAGCTGTGCTGCCGAAGGAACAACTGGGGAATCGCAATCGACGAGGAGAACACATTGGACTTTGTGGAAATGCAACGAGTGGAGGAATCGAAATGAATATTGAACAAACAATCGAAGCCATCCGCGTCATGCAAGCATTTGTGGATGGGAAGGAATTAATATCAATGCGTACACCTGCTGTAACAGCAGATGATCCGTATTGGAACTGGGGTAACGACACAAAAATGTACCACATCAAACCCACCGCAACGCTCCGCCCGTGGACTGCGGATGAGTTGCCGCTGGGTGCGTGGATGAGGAAGAAGCAGGATGTATCACGCCGATGGGTTATAATTGACACAGGGAATGAAATTTGGCGACAAACTTGGTTTGAAGACCACGAACACTCCACCGACAACGGCAAAACATGGTTCCCGTGCGGTGTGATGGAGGAATCAAAATGAGCGCACCAATCAACGACGGAGGACCGTTTTCCGTTGACTCTGCGGTTTAATTTGCCACAGTGAGCGCGTGAAACAAATCACGCTCATTGCACCGCTTAAATCCTACTCTTTGATTTCAGATGAAGACTTTGAACTCATTTCAGATTCAAAATGGATATTAGGATCAAATGGATATGCTTACAAATCAGGATACAGAAAGCGTGGCGCACAATGTCTCATGCACCGAATCATAATAGGTGCAAAACAAGGAGAAGAAGTGCATCACATTAATGGGAACAAACTTGATAATAGGCGTCAGAATCTTGAGTTAACAACACCACAACAACACCAGATAAGCCATCATTCTTGGATGCTGGCAGAACGAAACAAGAAAAGGAGAATATATGACACACACGCAAAATGCATCAGATGCGCAGTGCAGTTCACAAAAGACCCAAACCATAGGGGAAGGCAAAAATGCTGCGGAAAACGATGTGCAATCATGCTCGCAGTTGAAGCGAGGAAGCGAACCCGCATTTCCGGGAATGGATTACGTCAGTCAGTACGGAAAGAAGAATCCTGAAGGCATGACCCTGCGCGACTACTTCGCAGCGGCTGCCACTGAAAAAGACATTCAGGAGTTTATTCCTGCAACCTGTGGAGAAGCTGATCAGTTCCGGCAAAAACACGGATTCTTACCAAGTCGTCAGTGGGCGAGATATTGCCATGCCGACGTGATGCTTAAGGCGAGGGGGGAGAAATGAGCGATACACCCAAGACAAATGCGGCAAAATTCTGGTCTGACATTGGAGGGTGGGTAACGCCTGCCTCTAAGTTTATGGAACTGGAACAGGAACTCAACGCGGCAAACCGGCACATCAATCGGTTGGTTCAAGCTGGTGACTGCTTATTGAGTCATCGCAATAGCACCGATTATCACGAAAAAGTTAGAGAGTGGGACAAAGCAAAGAAGGACAAACCATGACAGACCTAGAAATCAATATCGCAATTGCTGAAATGTGTGGCTGGGGATTTCTTTCAAAAGATAAATTTATTGTTATACCGCCCAATAGTCCGTATAGCGTTCAACCTCTTTCAACAATTACTGATTATGTTAACGATCTCAATGCGATGGCGGAAGCAGAGCAGATTCTGGACTCTACGAATGGAGGAATCACAGACCCAAGTTGCTTGCGCTACGCATACGGCAGTGAGATCTACCGTATCGTTCCAAATGATATTCAACCATTCAGGGCATCAGCCCGTCATCGTGCAGAAGCGTTTCTCAGGACGGTTGGAAAATGGAAGGAGTCCAATCCGTGAGCGACATTCACTAAATCAGGCAGTTTCACCGAATGCTAAAACCGAAACAACCAATGAAAGACTCAAGACCAATCATAGCCGGACTAATCGCAGGACTTGTTGCCGCTGCATGCATCCTCTGGGGAGGACATACCGGAGCGCGACAGGTAAAGGAACATGCGGTCATCAAAGGCCACGCCGAATGGGTGGCCGATCAGAGCGGAAGAGCAGTGTTCAAATGGAAGGAGGCGAAATGAGCGACACCCCAATATCAGACAGCACTCCGCACAACGTAGCCGATCTGGGAATGCTGTGCAGGAGGCTGGAACGCGAACTCGACGCGGCCAATGAACGCATCAAGCGGTTGGAGGAGGCGGGGGATGAAGCAATCTACCCCTTTGAATATGCGGCCCGAGTGAGAATTTGGACAGAAGCCAAGGAGGCCAAGCCGTGAGCGCAATGAATTGTATTGGAAAGATACTCAAACGGTTTCTTGGAATTGCGTGTTCTCATTATTGGCAACCGCTAAACGACAGTTTCCATGGCTCACATTCTCACTGGGACGTTGCATTCAATGTTAAAAGAAAATGGAAATGCATCCATTGCGGTAAGCAGACGCTTTCAGCAAATCCAATTAGCTTCATCAATCAAAATAGAAACAAAGCCAAGGAGGCCAAGCTGTGA